TTATCCATGAAGTATTGGATGAGAGAGAAGGTAACTTCCATTACACATCTTACTTTGATACAGAACAGTATAAGCATCCAGTAACAGAAGAGGAACCAGATTATACACCTCACTACACACCATCTTACTACCAATGACATTCATCCAAGGAAAAGTAAAAACTATCTTCGCACTTGATGAACCAGATAAGGTTTTGATTCAGTATGAAGATAAGGTAACTGCTGGTAATGGTAAGAAGGAAGCATACTATGAGAACAAAGGTGTAATTTGTTGTAAGATTTCTGAACTTCTCTTCCGAGAGTTAGAAAGATGTGGTGTAGATACTCACTATGTTAGTATGCCTACCTATAGAGCAATGGCAGTTAAGAAGGTAGAGATCATACCAATAGAAGTTGTAGTCAGGAATGTTGCTGCTGGTTCTATAGTCAGACAGACAACACTAGAAAAGGGAACAGTACTTCCTACTCCATTAGTCGAGTGGTATTTGAAAGATGATGAGAAGGATGATCCATTACTTACAGAGGATCGTATAGCATTGATGGGTGATTATGATTTAAAGTTATTAAAGAAACGTGCATTAGAAGTTAATCGTATACTCAGAGAGATATTTTATGATATAGGACTTACTCTTGTTGATTTTAAACTTGAGTATGGGTATGATATGAATGGTAATTTATTACTTGCTGATGAATTATCTCCTGATGGAATGAGACTCTGGAAGGAAGGAACGTCAGAAAGTTATGATAAAGACTTGTTTCGAAATGCAAACGGTGATATAGTTACTGCATATGAAAATATCCTAACTAACTTATCCAGGATTATTTAAAGGACATCTATGGAAGAAAATCCATTTTGGGGAGAACCTACTCCTACTGACCTATGGGATGACATGGACAGACTTAATGAACTGTATGAAGAACTTCAATGGGATCATACAGATTTCCTAGAGTTTAAGGTTGAAGGTAATCACATTACCATCAGAAATAAATCCAGGGAGGGTAGATGATGAGTGGTCTTAATGAAAAAATAGCAACAGCAGAAATAAGAATAAAAGAATTAGAACTGTTGATTGCTGAATGGAAAAAACAATTAGAAACCAAGGAGAAATTATGAAAATCTTTTTAGACACTGCTGATGTATCAGAAATTAAAAGGTGTTGGAGCACTGGGTTAATTGATGGTATCACAACCAACCCTTCTTTGATTCGTAAGAGTGGTAGGAATCATGAGGATGTATACCAAGAGATAAAAGATATTGGTCTTAAAGATATCAGTATGGAAGTCATTGGTAGTACTGTTAATATGGTCTCTGAAGGTAAGAGACTTCATAAAAAGTTTGGTAAGTGTTGTACTGTTAAGGTTCCATGTACCAGAGATGGTCTGAGAGCATGTGCTGAGTTAAGTGTTGAAGGTATCAGAGTGAATGTAACTCTTGTATTCTCAACAGCACAAGCAGTTCTATCATCTAAGGCAGGTGCTAAGTATATTTCACCATTCGTTGGTCGTTTGGATGACATCTCCTTTGACGGTGTAGGACTCGTCAAGGACATCGCATCACTCTATAGGGAGCAGATGGTAACAACAGAGGTTCTAGCGGCATCTCTGAGGGATGTGAGGAGTGTAGGGAAGTGCTTTAGATATGGTGCTGATATTGTTACCATGCCAACCAAGGTATTTGATGGTATGTATGAGCATGTCTTGACTGATAAGGGTATGGATATTTTTGATAAGGACTATGCAAAATCTATCGAAGGTTTGGAGATTACTGCTGTATGATTCTTCCAGGAACTACGGTTACAGTAATGGATGAAACATCTATATATCGTGGATATGTTGGGTTCGTTCAGAGGATTAGTGGTACTAAAGCCGCTGTTCTATTTGACAATCTTTCTCCTTGGGAAAAGATGATAACATTTCCAATTAAAGACCTACACGAGGGAGGTAGTTTACCAAAATGAAAAACTTCACAGTCTATTCTAAGGATGGTTGTACCTACTGTGAGAAGATAGAAGAGGTGTTCAAATTGAGTGGTCTAAATTTTGTAACGTATAAATTAGGAAAGAACTTTGATGAAGCAGGTTTCGTCAGTGAGTTTGGGGAAGGGTCAACTTTTCCTCAAGTAACATACAATGGAACGAAACTTGGTGGGTGTGTAGACACCGTGAAATTCTTAAAAGAAAAACAACTAATTTAAATGTCAAATAACTTTGAAGAAATCTATTATATTCTAGAGGAGGCAATTGAACTTGCTTTTAAGGGGCAATATGTGATAAAATTATATGAATACTTTAAGGTAAGAGGAGTCAATAAGATAGAAGCAGATGAATTTCTTAAGAGTTCTACTGCTCATGAGATTGGTTCTCTTATTGTTGAACTTAATGAATACATTAAAGGAGGTAAGGACAGCGAACATCAACAATTGAGGGAGGCATATCATCATATCCCTAAACCTCAAGCAAGAAAGATAAGGGACTATCTTACTTGCATATTAGAAGATGCAGTGAGGTACAGCGATGACAAACGAAGAGGCCGCAAAAGACGATCTAAATAAAAACAACACTGAAATCAATAAGGGTGTTGAGTTACTACTAAGAAACCGGAGGGAAGAACCTAAGTCCAAGACATTTAAGGTACAGTTTTCTTTTTTTAATAGAGAGATCACTTTCTACCTAGACATTAAAAAAAAGTAGGAGGAACATCATGCTACAAGAAGTAACACCTTATATCGTTTTCTTTAGTGGATTTGCAATTCTTATGACCTTTGTGGTAGGATTCTTTGCAGGATGGATTACAAATAATGTTATAGGACAGTTCCTCGCTCGACCAGTCCCTTATTCTGTTCACCCAGAAATGTTTGATGAGAATGGACAACTCATCCCCGATGAAATTTTAGCACTACGATTTGAAACTGAACATGACACAGACGACGAAGAAGACGACGACTAGAAAATCTAGCGTCAGAAGAGTCAAACTTCCACCTAATCCTTTTATCCATGAGATACTTGAACTAGTAGGAGAACAAAGGACAAAGGCAAAGCGAGTTGATATCCTTAAAGAGTATCGTGATGACTCATTAACTGCTATTCTTATATGGAACTTTGATGATAGAGTTCAGTCTGCAGTTCCTGCAGGACAGGTTCCTTATAAAGAGAATGAAGTACCAGTAGGGACAGACCATACTTCATTACGTAGAGAGTGGAAGAATCTATATCATTTTATTAAAGGTGGTAATGATTCACTAAGTGGACTCCGTAGAGAGACCATGTTTGTTCAGATGCTTGAAGGACTACATCCAAAGGAAGCAGAAATTATTTGTCTTATAAAAGATAAGGAATTGGAATCTGTGTATCCTAAAGTAACTTTTGATGTTGTTAAACAGGCCTTTCCTGATATAGTATGGGGGGAACACAGAGGATCATGACCGAAGAAGTTAAGACAGAAACTAAATTAGAAGAGAAACCAAAACCAAAATCAGCATGGTCTTCTGATGAAAAGAAACTGATTGGTACCAATTATGGTTGTCAGTTGATAGCAGAGGATGCCAGTGCAGATCAAATACTGGATAAGAAAGTTCCAACTGATACCATGATAGTATCATATCAGAATGAAGGTAAGGTACTTAAGGATCTTTGTAGAGGATCTCAGGTTAAAATCTTTGACCTATACTTTGATAAGTTTGGTAAGGATTCTGTTAAAGCAATAGACTTTGGTAATGGAACTCTTAAACCATCACAGTGGGGATATAAACCACCTGAAAAGAAGAGGAAGAGAAAGTCATGAGTGATGAACTTCTTAAGGCTCAAGTGAATGCTCTCATTCGTGATGAGATTCAGGAGGGAATAAATGAGTATGTTGATGCTCAAGAGGAAACACAGAAGACTGGTGTTGGGTTTGTTCAGAACGAAGATGAACAGTTGAAAGTTAATATACCCAACAAAGAAGTTGATAGAATCATTAAAGAGTATAAGAAACTTAAGAGAAAGGAGAAGTCTAATTTTAGTCAGATAAAAAAACTTGGACTGCTGGACAAGCATGGGAGACCATTATGAGACTAGGTGTTATGTGTTCTGGCAACGGAACTAACTTCGAAAACATCGTTCGTACCTGTAGAGAGGATGAAGTTGTAGTGATGGTACATAACAAGAAGAAGTGTGGAGCAGCAAAGAGAGCAACTAAATTAGGGATACCACACACCCAGATTAATAGTAAGGATGAGCATCTCATCATTGATATTATGAGAGCATGGAAGGTTGATCTTATTGTCCTTGCAGGATGGATGAGAATAATATCTCCCAAGTTAATTGATGCATTTCCTAATCAGATTATTAATTTACATCCTTCATTACTACCTAAGTATAAGGGACTCCATGCAATAGAGAAAGCATTTGAGAGTGGAGATGAGATGACTGGTGTGAGTGTTCATTATGTGAATGAGGAATTGGATGGAGGTGAGATTATATTGCAGGAGGAGGTTCCTATTCTTCCCAAGGATGATATAGAATCATTAACAAAAGCAATACAAAGAAAAGAATATTACCTACTACCAAAGGCAATACAATATGTTAAGCAAAGACAACCGATTGCGAGTAACTGAAATTGCTTGTAAAATTAAGTTAAGTAGAGAGGTTTCCTTATCAGAGATGATATGGTATAATAAGATGATAAAATATAACGCTCACGCACGAGGCATACATGAGAGAACAGTTAATTAAAGCCCTATTAGCACATGCTCAAGGAGATATCCAGAAACATGTTGCTAATGTTGAAGTATATCTAACTAATCCTGCTGGTATTGGAGAGCACTCTGACATATCAGACGCAATAGAAACTGAGTTGAATACTATTGCTAAGTACCATGATCAGATTGAAGTTCTTCAGAAATATATCATTAAGAAATAGTTAAGATTGTATCAAAGAATACAAATATGCTTGCATATATAGAGTATGTGTGTTATGATTAACACATCGTTCAACCCACAAGGGTCGCAAGTAAGTCGCGGAACGGAGCGTTCATCCCTATGATTCCAATTCTTATTGCCACTGCCTTTTCTTGTGAGGATGCTACTAGTCTCATCTCTAAGATGCAGACATATAGAACCACAGAAGAACACCGAACTGAAATGATTCAGATCGTTAGGGATAGTGTAAGTGAGGAATGTTGGGACGCAAACGACTAAAGGAACGGATTAAAAACCCAACTACTTTAGGAGTATCACAATGGCAAAAGTAACCTACCGGGGTGTTACATACAACACCAACGACAAGAAATCTTGTCAGAAAGAAGAATCTGTATTAACATACAGAGGTATTCAGCATACAGAAGAAAGAACTGTATGTGCAAGGTAAGTAACTGACTTACGTACACGTTTTAAAGAGGAGTGTTTGACACTCCTCTTTTTTTGTATTATAATTACTGACATGAACAAAGCAAAATTAAAAGTGTTAGTTCGAGCTCTGAAAGAGATTGTAGATGAACTGGAATCGGAAGTTTATTCTGACACAGAAGCATATCAAACTCCTGAAGAATTTTCTGCACCTGAACTTGATTACGATGAAGAGTATGAAGGCCCATGACAGTTAAACTTATAAGTGTTACTCCTGATGCGGAGAAGACTATGGCATACATTGCTAGAGTTTCTAACCCATCTAATCAGGACAATGAAAAATATTCAGGGTTACTAAAGTATTGTATTAGGCATAACCATTGGTCTGTATTTGAACAGTCCTCTATGACCTTGGAGATTGAAACCACAAGAGGTCTTGGTGCTCAGATACTTAGGCATAGGTCATTCACTTTCCAAGAGTTTAGTCAGAGATATGCTGACACTAATTTGTTAGCAGATGAGATCCCTATGTTTGATCTCAGGCATCAGGACACAAAGAATAGGCAGAACAGTACCGATGACGTACCGAAGAACAAGAAGCAAGACCTTCAAGAAAAGATTGCAAAACATTTCGTTGCGTCAATGGATCTCTACAATGAACTCCTCTCTAATGGTATTGCGAAGGAGTGTGCGAGATTTGTTCTCCCGTTAGCAACACCTACCCGTCTTTATATGACTGGTTCTTGTCGTTCTTGGATACATTATATCAATCTAAGGTCTGCACACGGGACACAGAAAGAACACATGGATGTTGTAGCAGAGTGTAGGAAAATCTTTGTAGAACAGTTCCCTGCAGTCTCTGAAGCCCTTGAGTGGGTCTAAATAAAAATACACAATTATCTTATTATGCCAACATATCCAATCATCCATAAAGAAACTAAAGAAAAGAAAGAACTTTCCATGACAATGAAAGAGTATGATCAGTGGAGAAAAGATAATCCAGAGTGGGATAAGGATTGGCAAGCAGGTGTTGCTGCATGTCAAGAGATAGAAGGATGGAAAGGTGAAGCAAATTCTAGTGGATGGAATGAAATATTGGACAGAGCATCCAAACAACCTGGTGCTAATGTCCGTAAAAATCGTGATTATAGTTTCTAAATATGCCACGTAAAAAGAAATCCGATCAACCAATTGGTGTAGGACTCACGGCCAAGCAGATGAAAAGAAAGAAACCAATCAACGCAGACATGATGAGGGACATAGAACCCCTCACAGATAATCAGAAGTCTTTGTTCGAAGCATATGCTAAGGAACAAAATCTTGTTGCTTATGGTGTCGCAGGAACAGGTAAGACTTTTATTACTCTGTATAATGCATTGAAAGATGTTCTTAATCCAGACACACCTTATGAGAAAGTTTATATTGTAAGGTCTCTTGTTGCTACTAGAGAGATAGGTTTCCTTCCTGGAGACCATGATGATAAGTCTTCTCTGTATCAGATACCTTACAAGCATATGGTAAAGTATATGTTTGAGATGCCCTCGGAGGCAGACTTCAATATGCTTTATGGTAATCTTAAGGCACAGGATACTATTGACTTCTGGAGCACATCATTCATTCGTGGAACTACTTTCGATAAAACAATTGTTGTAGTTGATGAATTCCAAAACTTGAATTATCATGAACTTGATAGTATAATGACAAGAGTAGGAGCACATTCAAAGATTATGTTCTGTGGAGATGCTACTCAATCCGATTTGATTAAACAGAATGAGAGGAATGGCATCATAGATTTCATGCAAGTCCTTCGTCTTATGTCATCTGTTGATGTAATTGAATTTGGTGTTGAGGATATCGTTCGATCAGGATTAGTTAAGGAATACATCCTCGCTAAATTGGAACTTGGTTTATGACCTTTAAGTATTGTAATTTTTTAGGTGAACTTGAATTAAAAAAGAGAGAAACTCCTGGGTGTCGTTTGTATGAACTACCCGATGGTCAGTGGGTACCTTCTATTACTTCAGTAACTTCTTTTTATAACAGAGAAATCTTTGTTAAGTGGAGAAAGAGGGTCGGTATTGAAGAAGCAAACCGTATAACAAAGAAAGCAACTACCCGTGGTACAGATTTTCACGAGGCTGCTCAAGCATATTTGGAAAATAGAGATTTGGTGTGGGAGGATTACCTTCCTGCTACTAAGTTTATGTTTCATCATGCTAAGCCATATTTGGATAAGATAAATAACATACATGCTATAGAAAGAACCCTTTATTCTGAGTACCTTGGTCTTGCAGGTAGGGTTGACTGTATAGCAGAATACGACGGTGAACTTGCCGTAATAGATTTTAAGACTTCAGAAAAGATTAAACCTGAGAAATGGATGGAAAACTATTTCGTTCAGGAAATGTTTTATGCAGCAGCGTATTATGAATTAACAGAAATTCCTGTGACAAAACTCATTACTATTATGGTAACCCCTGGTGGTGAAGTAGAAGTATTTGACAAAAGAAACAAAGGGGATTATATTAAATTATTAGTACGCTATATAAAAGAATTTGTATCTCACCATACTGGGTCCGACAATGGAGAATGAACTAGAACAAGCCTTGAAGGACAAATTCTTTTGTCCTGCAAGGTTCGCGCAAGAGATTGAAAGTCTTGTGCAAACACATACAAGCATGAATTACATTGATGCTATTGTTTACTTCTGTGATTTAAACTCCATTGATTTAGAATCAGTTCCTAAACTTATATCTAAACCCCTCAAAGAAAAGATTAAATATGAAGCACAAGAGTTAAACTTTTTGAGACGCACTAGCCGTGCGAAATTGGTTTTCTGATTCCATAAAAGAGGGAAAAAATTCCCGGCAAAAAAATCACCCTATTACTTTTTTATGATGCCATTTGATGCCTATAAGTGTTACCTTGCGATGAAGAATCACTTCACCAAGGATAACTATGACTACCAGAAGTATAGAGGTAAGGTTAGGGCAACGAATCAGGCATTCTATAAGAGAAAGGATAGGTTTTGGTTTGAAAAGTTTGCAAGACAGAAGAGTGATAAAGAAGTAGAAGAATTTTTTGTTGCTAACTTTACATCCTGTGCTGATCCAGAATCATTATGGATAGGAGAGATGATAAAGGAAGGAGAAGGAAGGTATCAAGATTGGCAGAAGAAAGTTCAATCATTATCTTATGTCTTTAAGGAAGAAGTAGAAGAGTTGTTTACAGATATTAAAGTTGATGAGGTATTTGATTGTAGTAAAGGACACCCTCCTATATTAAGAAAATATTTGGGTGGACACATAAGCTTGGAAAGTATGGTAATATGTGATAGAATATTTGGGTACGGTAAAAACTTTGATAAAGATTTGAAAGACCCAGTGTGGGAAACCGTCAGTAGGAGGGTAAAAAAGTACACACCCTTCCTAAATATTAGTGTACCCCGTTACAAAAAAATTCTTAAGGAGGTAGTAATCCATGGCAGCTCTTAGTAATGAAGAGGTTCTTGCAAATCTGAAGTCACAACTTGTTACCCATGAGGAGACTCGTCTCAAACTCATTGGCGCAATTGATGTGTTACAACAGATTGCAGAGAGTCAAGTAACCCCAGAACCAGCACCTGAAACTGGAACAGTTGAAGTTGTTGCACAAGAGGGTGGTGAATGAGTTTCTTTACTTCAGATATAGTCAGAGCAGAAATGGCAGAGATTAGTGAACTTCAAGAAGAAGTTTACAGTAACGTCATGAAGTTTGGTTATATGAGTAAGGACGACCAAATTTATCATGTCGAAATTCTGGAAAGACTTATCGATAAACAAAAGATTCTTTATGCGAGGTTGAGTTTATCTGATGACCCAGAAGCGACAAAGATGAAGGAGGATATCCGAGAGTCTGCTACAATGATGGGACTTCCTAAAGATATGGATATTAATCTCATGTTTGGGCAAATGTCCCAGATGGTTGACGTTATGAAAAACAACTTGACATAAGTTAAGTTACTTGTTAGAGTAACAGAGTACAAACAAAAGCCAAATCTAATTAAATCCGAGGTAATCTAAATGTCTTTTGCTGATTTAAAAAAGCAATCCTCTCTAGGATCACTGACTCAAAAGTTAGTGAAAGAAGTAGAGAAAATGAATACTACTGGTGGAGGTGCCGATGAGCGTCTCTGGAAACCAGAGTTAGACAAGACCGGAAACGGTTATGCTGTCATTCGTTTCTTACCATCACCAGATGGCGAGGACATTCCATGGGCAAAACTATACTCACATGCCTTTCAAGGCCCTGGTGGGTGGTATATTGAGAACTCTTTAACTACTACTGGTGGTAAAGATCCTGTCTCTGATTATAACAGGGAACTATGGAACAGTGGCAACGAAGCAGATAAGGATACGGTTCGTAAACAGAAGCGTAAGTTATCATATTATAGCAACATCTATGTTGTAAGAGACCAAGTTAATCCTCAGAATGAGGGCAAGGTCTTCCTGTTTAAGTACGGTAAGAAGATCTTTGACAAGGTAATGGAGTCAATGCAACCTGAATTTGAGGATGAAAGTCCAATCAATCCATTCGATTTCTGGCAAGGTGCAAACTTCAAGTTGAAGATTGTTAAGAAGGATGGTTACTGGAACTATGATAAGTCAGAGTTCGATGCAGTATCACCACTTCTTGAAGATGATGATGCATTAGAAGCATTATGGAAGAAGCAGTATTCTCTTACTGCAGTCACTGCTCCAGACCAATTCAAGACATATGATGCTCTTGAGAAGAGACTTAAGTATGTCTTAGGTCAGGGTCGTCCTCCTGCACGTCGTGTAGATGAAGAGGTTTCTAATGAGGACAATGCTCGTTCTTATACTCCTGACTTCAAAACTCGCAAGGCAGAAGAAGCAGTCGCTGCTGCTCCAGTAGCATCAGCAAGTGCAGATGAGGATGATGCATACAAATACTACCAGCAACTAGCAGAAAGTTAGTTACTCATATAGTCTGATATTTTCAGCACGTTTTAAGGATTTACTCACATACTGAGTAGATCCTTTTTTGTATCTCATCATTTTTTCTGTATCATCAAAGACGATGTTTAGATACATGGATTTAAGTAGATATATACCTCTCTTTTCTTCGTTTAAATTATTTTCATACTCATAGTTAGTGACTGGTTTTGATATTGGATTAACAGTAACTTGTTTAGCACTTCCTTGGTCCCAGTAACTTACACTTTGTGCTACACCAACTTGTATACCTGCTGGAAAGATTACAACGTCTTGACTGTTCTTAATTTCATTAGATTCGTAGTGATGAACTCCATTATATAAGGTATCATAGTCGTTGTTATATTTTTCTAAAAGATATGTGTCCCATCCTGCTTGAGATAAAGGCCACTCTTCTTGTATGTTAATAATATTATTAGATAAAAGTACCACCCAGTCTAAAGATGAATCTCCATAAACTTTCTCTGCAACATTATCTGGACGATCATCACCTACTATTTGATACTTCTCAAAGAATGTTGTGTTCTGAAAGATATCTTCTCTAAGTTTTCCTCTCTTAAAGAGATTTTTAACTGTAGTATAATCTGATATACGCTTTCCATCATCAGTACGATTAACGTACTCAAAATCTGGTAGGTTTTCGAAGTAAGGTTTTGGCATCTTAGTAACCTATTGATTGGTCTCTGTCACCATCTAGTTCTGTATAATCACTATTGTATATTGGTTCTATCTCTTGGAAAGACATTGCCATTTCATAAGAAACCATTGAACTATTATCATAAGTCATATAACTTCCGTCAGGAGTATAGTTAACACCAAAGTCAACCATGGCACATTCTTTTACCTTTGGTAGGAATCTATGTGTTCCTTTCATTCCATTAGGACTGACGAATTGTAACTTGTATGTGTTAGGTGCTTTTAAAAACAGTTGAGACTTTGTAGTCTTGGCTGCCATAGATTGCTTAAACATTCTAATGATTCTCATAATAACCATACTTTCTCTTTCATCTCTGGGACTTAATTTCCAACTGAAAGTAAATGATCTTAATGAAGGACCACTAAAAAGTAATTCCATATTGGGATTCAATACTGCTCCCTCTGTTCTTGCAAGAATATCTTTTGTTCCAGTCAATTGTTCTGTAAACATTGCTGCTAAACCAGT